TGCTAATCGTGCAAACAAAAATCTTAGAAAAGGTGCAAAGTAGTTTGAACCTTTTTCTCAACTGTAACTAAAAGAGCATAACGATCTTCTCTAGCCGCTTGTTCAAACACATGAACACCCACTTTCTTGAAGCCTCGCTTCTTTCCGAACCCTGAAGTAGTCCATCCCAAGCTGATTACATATCCGCCTAGTGTAACTTGACGGGCCAAGAGGTCTTTACCAGCTTTCCACATATTTTGAGATTGCCAAAGGGCCATTTTAGAGCCTATTCCGTCATAATGTTCTTTTAATTGTCTTAAAGAATACGGTGGGTCAAACAAAATTAAGTCAAAAACCAAATGGTTTGGGTCTTCTTCAATTGTTTTTGCAAATTCTTTAAATTCTAAATTATAATCAGTAGGAAAAATAGGGTTCATATCATTTGTGATGCAATTTTCTAGATCGTTAGAGAAACATTCACGGGCGAATGGGTCACAAATTGAGACATTACCCTGTAGGGTTTCATTTAATTTTCTAATATAACGATCTATAATTGAGCGGATGTGTTTATTTTCAAATGGAGTATTGGTAATGTTGGTGGTTGTGTGCGTCATTTCAATATCACTCATTCTTTTACCCCAGTTGCATATGATACTCCACCACATTCTTCACAATCAACCCATTTACGGACTCCTAAAACTCTTGATGCACTTCTAAAAAAACTCCTTTCGCACATTTCGCATTGATATTCATAGCGGTAATCAATGTTACCAGCTTCTTCAATCAATTTTTTGCGTACCCATGCACTAAAGTTTGCCTTTTTGGAGGCTAATTCGTAGGTATCAAGGCTTAAAGAGATAATTTTCTGTCTCATATCTCACGCTAAATCATAAATCATATATAGTTATCACCCAGCAATGAAAGTGAACTGAAACTAAAATCAGTGTAAAATTGATACTAGAATAATAATAAGGGGGGTAAAATAATAGGAGGAGGGTGGGGGCGGTGGTATAGATTAGTTATCTAGATTTAATCCGGTGTGAGGAAAACACTAGGTTTACTTTATACACCGTGTTCGCTTCCCATTGGATATGCCTGCCGCATATAAGATTACAAGCGATCCGTTCTTCGTGAATGGTAATGTTACCGAGACTGCTCTCAATACTTTCACGACTCAAGAAATCAGTCTTCCTTTAGACTCATTGAATCAAGAAGGGATTCTAGTGCATGGTGTTTACTTCACAGGTTCAGACCCAGACCGAATTCCAAATCTTTCTTCATTCCTTGACTTTCAATTAACCGCTACACGCAAAATTGCTATGGTTGGCGCTAATGATGCAAATCTAATAGGGTATCAACAAAAAGTTACCACCGGCGGTGCTGCTGAGTTCAGCGGTCCACACATCATTGAAATGATTGGTTCACAATCACCATACCAATTGATGGACAATTTAATGTTGGTAGCAACCGACAATCTATTTTTGTCGATCAAGGGATTGAATCAAACAGGTGTTTCAGGTGTTCAAGTTCGTGTTGTCTGCTCAAGAGTTAAACTAACTGCGTCAGCATATGCAGCACTTGTAACCAATGAACTATCGTCTTGAGGTGAATCCTCATGGCTATTAATGAAGAAGCGGCCATAAGAGCCATTCTCAAGGCCAATGGTATTACTGGGCCACTTGTTCCGCTTGCTATCAAAATACTGAGGGAACAGTTTGATAGCGGCGAGGCATTTGGTTCAGATTTCTTAGGACCTTTTACACCAGCTATTAATCCCGTGGGAACTGCTGCCGCAATTTTAGGACAACAATCTAAGAAATCTCGTTCTAAAAAACAGAAGGCCCAGGATAAAAAGAAATCTGAGGCTTGGTTTGAAGCAAATTCAGCATTAAGAAATAAGAATGGTCAACTAAAGAAGGGCAAAACTCAAACAGATGTTGCTAATCGTGCAAACAAAAATCTTAGAAAAGGTGCAAAGTAGTTTGAACCTTTTTCTCAACTGTAACTAAAAGAGCATAACGATCTTCTCTAGCCGCTTGTTCAAACACATGAACACCCACTTTCTTGAAGCCTCGCTTCTTT